GTAACATAACCCCTCTGCTCCTTGTTAAGAATCAGTAATGCGGTCTTATATACCTCGTTAACATTTATAGCCATATTTATTTTTTATTAATTATAGGGGCTAGGCCATTTTTGTTCTGACCTAACCCTATAATATATATTACGTTGTTACATTAGTTTTTTCTCGATAGATGAGAATATTTCCATACCCTCGTCTGTCTTGAAAAATGAAGCCATAGCTGAGTATGGGTGTTCATCAAATGGAACGGTCATTAACTTTCTACCATTACTAGCCCAAGTAAATGTACGCTGGTCTTGAGATAGTCTAATGATACCCTGCTCGGATGCCTTAACTGCAAAGTTTCTAAGCTGAATGTTTTCATCCATTGCCAGACTAATAAATAGTCTTGGATTACTTTTAGCAAGTATCATAAGATCTCTTCTTATCTCCTTGCTTGTCAGCTTAGAAACACTTGAACCCTTTTCAGACCTAAGTATAGCCTCTGCATGGTCGATATCAATCTCCCTTGCGGCTGTCAGTGCCTCTAACTCAGTCTCTAAGTCCTCTAGTCCATACTCAGCCTCCTGTACAGGGTCAAACTCTCTATATAGCTTATCCTTGTGTGGGTGAAATAAAGACAGTAACCGTTGTAGCGACTGCTTTTCTTTAGGTACATTTAACACGCCATCCTTAAACACAATGTGTTCCATTGTTGCAGTTCCATTCTGCTCATCCACAAAACAACTCTTCTGATTTGTTGCGTAGCGTATCTCCCTCTGAGTATTTATCTCAGGGTCAAACCACAGTAGTGGATGCCTTGGAGTGTGTTTACTTGCCAATGTATAAGTTAATGGTGACTTACCCCCTGTTAAATAGTATTGACGGGGTTTAACCTCCCATTCATCTTTCTTCTTGGTTTCTTTTACTTCAACTGGTTCAGGAGCTACTGGAGCTTCAATTACAGTTTCAGTTTCTTGTACAAATTCCTCTACTTGAGGTGTTGTTGTTTTTATAGGTCTCGCCATAATATAATATAATTAAATAGTTTAAAAAAAATAAAACTTGGGGCCACACAACATGACCCCAAGTTTATAAGATTAATGCTTACGCAGTAGCCTTGAACAACACGAAGTTGTTAGCAGCCTGAGTAACCAAGCAACGCTCAGAAAGGAAATGAACCTTCATTACGTCTTCTCCTGAAGTAGCAGCACCACCTACAGAACCTGTAATCCAAGACTTCATTCTTCGGTCATCAGCCTCAGAAGCACGATAACGAGCGTGAAGGAATGGTCTACGAATGTTAGTACCTAACATCTGGTCGTAAACGGTAGTTGTTCCAGCAGGAACCAATACACCCTCTATGTCTCCTGTAAGACCACGAGTAGAAGCATCGTTAAGATATTTCCAATCAGTCTTGTAGAAGTCGTAAGAACCTCTTCGGAATCCAGAGAATCCTAAGTTCAGAGCCATTTCAGAGCTGTTCTCGAATACTCCGTAAGAAGTACCACCAGCACCGTAAGAGTTCTGAGCAGCAAGCATATCATCCATGTCTAGTGACGTAGCACGATTTAAGAAAAGCATGTTCTCCTCAATAGCACCCTGCTTGTCAAGGTTAGCTAGAATCTTGTCGAAGTCAGCTAAACCAGTAGCAGCAGAGAAGTTGTTATACACGTTTCCTCGCTCCTCGATAGCAGCAAAAAGACCCTGTGTACCCTTCACGTTAGCGTTAGCACTACCTCCAGCTAGTTGTCCGATAGCAGCAGAACCAGCAGCAGCAAGCTCACCTTCTACAGAAACCATCTCTAGGTAATCCTGAAAACGTAGACGAGTCTCGCCTTCAGCCTTTAAGTACCATAGGTATCCAGAAAGTCCAGCCTCATCAGTAACTTCAACCCAACCAATTTGAGCAGCGTCAGAACCTGAAACCTCATACTGGTCCTTGATGATTACTGGGCTATTGTTGTACTGAGTGAATGATGGTGTAATAGAACCACTCATAGAGTCAGTACCCTTACCAAATTCAGAACCATATACGAAGATTTTAACCTCTCCACCTTCACCTGGCTGTCCAACAGCAGTAGAAACTGCGTTCAAGTTAGCAGCAGTGTAAGGAAAAGCGTTAACATCCCAGTTAGTAGCTCCAGCAGCAGGCTCAGCATTAACAAAACACTTAACAGAGTTTAGGCTTACTGTGTTGTAAACAACAATAGTAGAACCAGCTCGGATAATAGGTTGAATAGATTCTCCAGCAGAGTTTTCACCAGCTACGTTTGTGATTGCTGTTGCACCAGCGGCAATAGCAGGAGCAGAAACAGTAGTAGCTCCTCCACCACCCATACCACCTTCAAAAGAAAGGTGTAGACGGTTTTGCTCAGACCAAATAACTTGGTCAGAAGTCATTGGCATCTCAGCCCCAACCATACGAAGAAAACCAGAGATTGTACGGTTACCGTAACGCTCTACTTCAGCTTCATAGATTTCAGGTAGATACTGCTGTGCGAAGTCGTTTCCGCTTCCATCAGCAAAGTTTAAATAAGAACCTTGAGTAATACTCTTAAATGGAGTAGGTACCAAGGAAAACGAACCCAACGGGTCGTTAGTTGCAAATGTTCCCATAATTTTTAATTTTTAAATTTATTTTTATTTATTTTAAGTTTGGAGGAGTCAATACCATTGACGGCCTTAACCTTTAAACCATTTATAAACAGACTGTCGTTTGACGTTTGTCTAGGTGCTTCACCTGTTATGTTTTTAGACTTAACAGCGACCTCCTTGATAGCGTCAGCCTTACCCTGTTCGTAAAAGTGTGAGGCAATTTTGTCAACATTTTGGGCTGCGTACATTGCTTTATGATACTCGTCAAATCTTTTTACATTACCACCTTCATCGAGAAACTTTCCCAATATATTATTAATGCTAGACTGAGTATCAGCAATTGATTCTGGATTACTTACCCCGTATCTAAACTTCTTTTCTCCTACGTTAAAATCAAAACCTTTGAAATCGTTTTGGAAAAAATTTTTAGTTTTAGATTTGAATAAACTTCTAGATTCTTCAGCTTGTTGTTCACTCTCCTTGTAGCGATTAAAAAAGTCCATTGCTTTTCTTTGTTCGTTGGACAACGTGGGCCTCGACTTGATTTCCTCGTAGTATTTATCCTTCAAATCATTTAGAAATGAATGGGCTTTTGAAACCTCTTCTTTTTGAGCAAGTTTTTTTCTCTTGATGTCTCGCTCATCATCAAGGTCTTCATCGTAATGAAAGTTTTCTTCCATTACAAAATCTATTTCCTCATCGTCAAGATGTGGTTTTGTTTTCTTATAGTACTCTCTTAGTAGTGTTTTTTCATCTACGTTTGAGTAGTCTGTGTTTAGTCGGACATAGTCCTGTAGGTCACCACCTGTTTCGTCAATAAACTTTACTAGCTTATCTACACCCTCTGGTAGATTTATCTTAACCTTATCCTCTGTCTGTTCAACAACAGGCTTTACCTCTTCTTCAGTAATCTCCTGTATTACTACTTCCCCTTCTTCTGACTTACCCCCATAATTTGTACTGGTGACTTCTTCGGAAGTGCTTTCAGGTCTTGATTTGGGTGTTCTTTTCTCCACTTCTCCGCTAGTTTCGGGTTTGTTGAGTACAGGTACTTCATCTGTGCTTTGCTCTTGAACGGCATCTTCTTTTTTCTTTGAAAGGTCTAACTTGGTTACTGTTTCCTTAGCCTTCTTGGGCTTGACTTTTGACAAGTCTACTTTTGTTTCCGACATAATAATATAATATATAATTGTTTAAAATCATCTTGGCTCAAATTGCTCTAAACCAATACCACCCAACACATCGTTTCCAGAGGACTCAAAGTCTGTTGGTAGCAAGTTGTTTTTTCTTTGGTTGATGAGTTCACTCTGTTGAGTACCCTGCATCTTAATTCTTTTATCTTTTCGGTCCTCTATATCCTGTTCTTTCTGACCCTCAGCATTAGCCCTTACCTGTGCCAACTGCATGTTAAAGTCAAACTCAACCTGCATCAACTCTCTCTTCACTTCAGCCTCGACCCTTAATCGTTGTATTTCAAACTGAGACTTAGCTTGCTCTATGTTAACCTTTTCTTGTGTTAACGCTTGTTGTTTTTGAACCTCAGCAAACGCGGCCTTTTCAGCAGCCTCAGCATTAGCTTGAGCTTGAGCTTGAATGTTTTGCAACTGAGCCTGTCTATTGGCCTCAATCTTTTTCTTTCTCTTTTGCTTAAGTATTTCGTTGGCAAGCTTTATGTTCTGTATCTCTCGAATGTCTATAACATCCTCTATGTCTATGCCACCAGACTTCAACGCAATCTGTATGTTCTGCTCTAACTGAGCCTTGTCCTCATCCTCTGGCTCAAGCTCAAGGTATATACCAAAGTCATGTAGGTGTAACTTACTTATCTCCTGAAGCGTACCCACATTGTATGCACTTATAGCCTCCTGCAGTGAGTTGTTTGTCAATGCAAACTCAATAGAGTCCGCTATCCTTAATGATATGTTTTCGCACGTTCTGGCAGTCAAATACAGGCTTGACTGTAGTATGTGTCGTGTCGCTACATTTGATGCGTTAGCGGCAAGCTTTTGAAGTCCTACGAGGGTGTCCTCCATTGGTGCGCTACCATCCCTAGCCTCATTGAGTCCAGTCACATCTCTAATCATCTGTAAGTAGTACTGGTATGTGTTTATTAAGGCACCTATTTTAGCCTGACCATTAGACGTACTCAGCTCTTGAATTGGGACCTTACCCCTGTTCATGTCACCCTCCTGGGTTAAAGACCTACCAAGTATACTACCAGTTTGGAAGTACATGTTCAATGCCTCCTGTGGAGTGTAGTTTGTACCGTTTCCTAAGTCAACCTCCGCAAGTCCGTCTATGTCTAAATAAACACCGTCAGGAACAAGCTTTGATATAACCTGCTGTATCTTCAGGTTTGTGATGTTTATCATGTCAGCAAACCCAGTAATCTTACTAACCGTAGACTCTATCCTTCCCTTGTACATACGAGGAGATGAAATAGCGTAGTTCATCTGAACCTTTGTAGTGTCAGCGTATGGTCGGGTCATGTTCTCAGAAAGTTTCCAATCAATCATCTGGTCGTAACCAAGAATCTTAGCCCCAGTATACAAAACCTCTATAGTCCTGGATACCTTTTTAAATGTGTCTGATTCTGGTGGGTTAAAAGAATCTGTTTTTTCTATAATCTTTTCAAGACCATTACCAGTTTGCTTTAACTTAAACACCTGGTTCATATATGTCTTGTACTCAAAATACAAAACCTGTACCGTGTTCTCGTCATAGTCGTTCCAACCAACAACATAGTCAGTCCTGTTACCCATCTTAGATATCCTGTCTAGCTCCTCCTCAGAAATAAATGGGTACTGCTTCTTAAGTTCTGGTATTGTTATGGACCTTACCTCGCCTACATAGTATATGTCCTCAAAGTTTGGGTCTTCGGTGTATGACCAAACCATTTTAGCTGGGTCACAGTAGTTTACTACAACACCCTCAGCCTTGTTCCAATCAGTCTTTACCGCAGCGATACCAAGAACTGTGAGGTCGTAGTTCAACCTTCTTCTGATTAACTCAAATTTATTCTTGTCCAAGGTGTTGTTTATAACCTCTTCTTCAGCTATCTCTATGGATGGCTTGTACTTGAGTTGCATGTGGATAGATATCTCCTCCTCTGTTTCTGGGAGGTTACTCTGGTCTGGGGTACTGTACAGGTCTAGCCCCATCATCTGCTTTATCTGCTCTATCTCTGCCTTAGCGGTAATATCCCGTAGCAATCCAGATGCGTAGTTTGTTCTTTTCTTTATAGACTCTGGGTCTTGTGCGTATGCATTAATCTTGTACTTCTTTTCAGACATGCCGTTGACCACGATGTCAACAAACTTAGATATCACTGGCACTGGCTTCCAGTCTAGGTTAAGATATGAAAGGTCTCCGTTTATAGACAACTCGTCCTTGTACTTCTGTATTGGCTGCTCACCTCTGGCGTACAACCTTAGATTGTGGTATCTGTTCCAGTTAGTGGCAAACCTGTTACCACTTCTCCCCCCATGAAACCACTCACCCTCTATAGCTCTTCCTACTTGAACGCCATACTCAAAGCTCTTTTTCTCCTCGTCACTAACGACTTGGCTTGGAAACGAACTATTTGGATTTGTGCTTATATTCATCTATCTATTATTTTAGAAATACTACCAGTATTGTCATATCTTTTAAAGCCAAGGCTGATGTTATTTCTAACCACTTTGTTTATAGGTGCGTATCTATTTTTGTTACAGGCCATTACTGCCAGTCCTGAACTAATAGACGCATCAAACTTCGTTCTGTTGTTTATATCAAACCTTGCCCAGTCATTTAATGTTCTGTCGAAATACATATCCCCGTACTGGTCATCGCCTATGACTCCAACACACTCGTCTATGTAAGTCTCTATTGCGGCTGCATGAGCCTGCTTAACGTCTTCACTTGAGTTAGGTATACCGCCTATCTCTTTTTCTGTCTGTGAAAGGTTGTTCCAAACCCTGTCTGGTCTGTTCATAGAGTATCCCCTGTAACCCCTTCTCTTAATGTGGTATAAAAGTCTTGGCTTGTTATTCTCACAAAGTATTGGCATACCATAAAAAACAATAGCCATTAATATATCCTCAAAAAATATCTCAGCGGTCTGTGGTCTAGATATATACTCTAGAAAAAAGTGGTTTGCTGGTGCCTCCTCCATAGAGAACTTTGTCAGTCCGTGTAGAGAACCATTTGAACCTACGCCACTTACGGTTCCTGATATGTCGTAACTGTCACAACCAAATGCTCCTACATGCTCGTTTCCAGGATACTTAACCCCATTCTTTAGTATTACTCTATTTTGCAGATTTATTGGGGGAACCCATGAAATTAAAAACCTTCCGTTGTTACTAGGTAGGAATATTACCCTTGTATCTTTTATACCATTCTCCCACTGAAAGTTACCCTTACTGAGTATGTTAGTGTTTCTAAGGTCCTGATTATAATCTATCTGCTGGTATATTCTGGTGAGGTTAAACAAAGAGTTCTTAGCCTCATCCCTAAATGCATGCTCCACTGTTCTAGGGAACTGCCTGTAAAATTCATTAAGACCATCCTGGTCGTTCTTTAAGCCATCTACCTCGTTCTGCCAGTAGTCAATGACACCCATTTGTATTTGGTTACCAAACGTGTCAAGCACCTTGTCTTCTGGTGTTTCAAACACAGGGTATCCGTACTCGTCTATGTATCCCTCGTAGTTCCACTCCATCGGTATAAACAACCCGTAAAGACCAGATGCCGTCTGCCCGTTGGCATTTCTTTTTGATACGTCAGAGTTCTCGTACAGCTTCTTAAAGTTTTCACCACCCTTGTCCAAAGAGTTTGATGTGCTACCCATCATGCACTTCCCAATCACCCTGCTACCCAGCCTCAGACATGTCTTAGTAACCCTCCAGTTGTTTAGTATGTTTGTGGGTTTCTCCCACTTACCACTCTCATCATGCACCAACAGGGATAGCTTCTCACCATCGTATGAGTTGTCTCCCGTGTTCTTCCAGTCTATCGTAGTGTCAAGACCCGTGATTTCCTCAACCTTGTTGTTACTGTCCAGCTTCTTTCTAGTGAACTTAGATGCTGGCACACGGTACGCAAGCTCTGTTTTAGGTCTATCCATACCATCCTGTATGGGTTTGAAAAAGAACGGGTAGTTCACCGATATTGGCACCACCTTGTCTGTGAACATCTTCTTGGCATCGGGTCCTGTCTTAGACAGTATACCAAACCTTGAGTCGCTGGATAGTGTTGCTAAGTTTACGGTTTCTGCTGATGACATAAAAGAAAAACCAGAGCGTCTATTCTTTAAGTAGCACATCCCGTAGCTTCTGTGGTCAGCCTTACAAGCCTCCCAGAATATAAAGAACAGCCTGTTAGACTCTCTAAAGTCTGGCTTACCAATATCTATCTTAGACCACTGTAAGTAGTTGTAGTGAGAACCTGTTATATATGTTGGTTTGTTGTTGTTTACAAACCAAAAGCCATCTTCCCTTCTAGTAAACTCTGTGTCTATGTAGTCAAACCATTTATTCTTAAACTCATCTGGAGCCTCGTTCCAATCAAAAACACTCTTAAACCTAGATAACTCTTTAGGATAGTCAGTGTGCTGCCATTTATTATCTTTAAACTTAACCACATCAAACTCTATTGGTAAAGCTATCTTTAGGTTTTGTATCTCGTATATCTCACCAATCTGACCACTCTTACTTATGACTACAATGTCGTGTGTTTCGTTGTACCCATACTCCCATTTCTTACCCTTGTTCATTCTTTTCAGAACATGTGGCTTTATATGGTCATCTATTATATTTACTAATGTCTGCTTGTACATTACTTCTTAGACCTGTTCTCAGCAAAACCAGAGAATACTTTTTTTGGTGCCTCAACCTTTTCTACGTTGTTGAGCATGTCCTCCTCCTCGTTAATCCTGTTTAATATTTCAAACGCATCAAATATCGCAAGCTTTTTAGTGGCCGCTGCGTTCTTCAATCTATCTGCTGATACATCATCCTCACCACCAGTAACTATCGGCTCCCTAGCCACCTTAATTAGCTCCTCAACCGCTGCTCGTCCAGCTTGGATTATACTTAGTTTCGCTTCCTTCGTCTCCATAGGTCAAAGCAATATTTTTAGATTTCATACAATATAATAGTTCACCGTCCACAACAAACTCAAACTCTGACTCTGGGGTAAACCCTACAACCATTCCTGGGTGTACATCGTGTTCTTCAAGCATCTTGTTGCCATACCTAAGTATACCAGTAAGTGGCTTCTCCTTCTGAGATGACCAATCATCGTCATTAATAACAGGTTGCACAAAACAGTAGTCAAGGTGTGACTTGTTGTCCCCATAAAGATATATCTGCTCTGGTGAGCAAGCGTACAGGTCATCCTTTATATGACTACGACTGTTCTTCTCGTTACCCCTTATGTCGTAAAACCTTCTAAACACATTATGGTGGACAATAACCTTGTCACCAACCTTAATTTCTGTTACAATGGATAGTGGCGTGGCTATTACCTCAGCCTCGTTACTAACGCTTTTGTAGCTTTCAATTTTTGTGTTAGTTACAAACTTAACTCCACCAATCTCCTTGGTATTATTGTACCTGCCAGATACAGGCTTTATAATAAAGTCATACACACTCCTCATGCGTGTTAGTATTTTAGGTCGTACTCCACAGATATACCCATGTTCTTGTTGAAGTCCTTCCAAGGCATAATCTCATCGTTCTTGGT